GTCTTGATGTTGGTACCAGAGACAAGCGCAACCTGCTTGGCGTTGAAGGTGCTCCAGTCAGTGCTGGTCAAAGCGCCGCGAGCCGAGGCCGAAGAAGTGGGGATGCTGAGCGCGATAGCGGGGGTTGTCGTGCTGCTAGTGACCGCAACCGCAATATCTGTGCCTGTCGTATCAACCGAGGCCGAAACGCTCGTAACAGTGCCTACATACTGGTCAGCCGAGGCGACGTTGAAGTTGGGGTACGTGCCAGTGATCGTCGTCGTGCCGCTACCCGTCAGCGAGACTGTTTGATCTGGAGCGGTGTTGGTGATTGTGATTGACCCGTCACCGTTGGTGACACTGATACCCGTGCTAGCAGTAATCGTGGCCTTAGCCAGAGAGCCATCGGTGGTCTTGCCGATAAGAAGTTCGCCGTTGACGTAGGTCGTTTGGCCTGTACCACCAGCAGCAACGGGGAGAGTACCAGCCGTCAGTGTCGTGGTGCCCGACGAGAAAATAGCACGGTTAGTAGCGCCAAAGGTCGTTAGACCCGTACCACCTAGCGTTGTAGCTACAGGCGTGGTGAGGCTGAAGGTGGTGCCCGTAAGGGTAAGCCCCGTGCCAGCCGAGTAAATCTGCGCCGACGATATCTCCACAAAGGTGATGTTTGTCGTGCCGAACGTAATGGTCCCAGAGGTGTTGCAGACGTAAGTGGTACCTGCGCCAGCCGTGCCCTGCTGGACAAACACGGCTGAACCTTCGCCCAAAGCGGTTGCGCTAGCGGCGGCGTAGGTGTTTGCGTCACTAGACCGCGTCAATACCCAGTTAGTTGCGCCGCTACCCACGGTTGTTACAACGTAGATGCCGTTCTGCGTCTGCGTCGTCTGCTGGTGGATAAGGACGCGGTCAGCAACGCTGAGCGTCACACCGTCAAGGACCAGTGCGGCTTGAGTGCCAGCATTGGTCAGGGTAGCGCCAACCCCGGCAGTCCCGTTAGCATACGTCGCGTTCAGGTTGGCCGGTGCTTCGACTAGTACCGGCGTGTGGAAGTGAATGCCTGATGAAACGGCACTGTCTACATACTGCTTGGTTGCCGCCTGCAACGCCAATGTCGGGTCTTGAGTCAACGTAACCGAGGTCAGGCCAGCAAGAGTTGTAGATGTAGCGCCGAGAGCCACGGCTGTGCTGCCGATGGTAACCGCGTTGTTGCTTAGCGCAGCGTTAGGGATTGCAGTGAAGTTCGTACCCGTAAGCGTCGGGGTCGTGGAGAACGTCGGTGGGTTACCGCCAACAAGGACACCAGAAGCCGATGCAAGGAACGCCGTGGTGTTAGCCGCCGTTTGGTAGGGGACAGAGCCCGCAGCGCCAGAAGCTAGATTAGTAGCCCGCGTAGCCGTCGCCGCGTTGCCCGTGACGCTGATGTTGACGTTGCCAGCCGCATCCGCGTTTACTGACCGTTCAGCCGGGTAGGTAACAAAAACCGTCTTCTCACCTGCGCTAAAGTTAACAAGCGCACCCCCATTGCTGGAGGAAAGCACCGTATCACGCGAGAGAGACGTGCCCGCCGCCGTGTAGGTGCCGATACCGACTTCAAACTGAGACCCACCAGTAATGGTGTAGTAGGTGGTGTTACCGTTGCCGATGGCTGCCCCAAACGATTGATAGCCCACAGTAGGCGTACCAGTGAGGGTAACGGTACCCGTCCCTGTTGTTAAAGTCAGGTCTTGTACACGATCAGCGAGAACGAGGGCCATTGCTACCTCACATCAGGTTTCGGAGCTTGTAGATCGTCGTGAGATAAACTTCCGTCACCCCATCAATGAGGTTGGCTACCGCCCGGTTGCCCTTGCAGATAGCCTCGTGGTTTTTCTCGATCCACTCAGCGTCTTCGATCAAAATAAGCAGGATGTCATCCGCCTTGGTCTTGGGTGCTTTAATAGACCCAATCAGTTCGAACGCACCCTGATACGCCTCGACGAGCTTGTCGATGGCGTCAATCACCTCATCGTAGAACTTGCCGAGTGCTTCATGCCGCGAAAACGCACCGACCCCATTGGCAGTCCAATGTTCGAAATGCGCCACGTTGCGAGCGTAAAACACTCGGCTAATAAGTTCTTCGATCATCAAGCAATCCGGATGATGGCCGTGGTGTTAGTGGCGGTCGGGAAGATGATAGTGAAGTCACCCGCCGTTGCCGTCTTGTCTGAACCAAAATCCAACACGCAGACCGAGGCGTTCGTAAGCGCCGTGTTGGCGTTCGAGTTAGCCGAAGGCGTGGTGTTATAGATCAAAGCGCCACGAGCCGTGATGGTCGCGTTAGAGAAGGTAAGGTCACCGAAGTCAACAAAGCCCGTACCCGTTTCCGTGTTCGTGTTGACTGCCGTTGCACCGAGGTTGGTCAGCGAGCCGCCGCCAGCGGTGTAGTTGGTGCCCGACGACGAAACTTCGTTTGACGAGGTATACGCCGTGGTGTTCGCATCAAGCGAAGCGGTAGACGAGTATAGCGCCAGCTTGAACGTGTCCGCGCCAGTGTCGCCCGTGGGGCGGAAGTCGTGCACAGCCAGCATAAGCTGAGCCTTGAAGCTGGTGCACATTGCCTGCGTGATAGCCAATGTAGGTCTCCTTAACTGTCTAAGATGGGGATGAACTCTGAGTGCCCGGCCTTGTGAAATTTGTTCACCAGAGTCACGTTATGGGACCGGACAGCCTCGTGCAGGTAATGGACGAGCACTTGACGGATGGAGTCCTTGAACGCCTCCGCTTGGTCCCTGATAGCCGGATGTGTGTTGCCCCCAACATAGATGATCTTGTCGAGAGCACGTTCAGCAATCTCTTCGGGCGTGAAGCCACGACCTTGCGTGGTCATTACCATCACGTCGCCGCCCAGCATTGTTCCTACGGAATCAATCATATCACCTCACCGGGTACCGCACTTGTTGACTGCGATACATGTCTTGGCGATTCTTCCCTTCGCCAAGTTGCTTGAGCATGGCCAATGCTTCGTCGTACCGTTTTTGGTATCCGGCGATCACATCAGCTTCACCCTTCATGAACGTATACGCTTCTAGCAGCGCGCCGTAAAGGAGCACGCTCTCAAAGTTGTCTCCAAGCCACGACGTACCGGAAGTCACGATAGACGGCGGGTAGTAGAAGTAGTGGAGTTCTATGCTATAGTTTTGATCGGGGGTGGGCCCGAGGATGAAAGAGTCTGCGTCAAAATAGGCGTAGTACGACGGCGGCCCAGTCACGTTGGGGTTGGGGAACGCGGAGCGGATGAAGCTGACGTCCTTGTTCAGAAGAAACTCGTAAGACCCCGTGTTGGGGTCAATCACCGCCATCGAGAAGGTAGAAAGCCAGTCTGAAGGGACCGAGAGATACTTGTTGGTAGCGGTGCAGTTGCCCGTCACGTTCTTGCGCAGGTCTAGAAGCTGGACCGTGTTGAAGACGCGCTCTTCGGCGTTGACGATAAACGTGTCGATCTGCTCAGTCGAAGTGAGTCCACCCGACCCCGCCGTGTCCGGGAAGTCGTTTTCGGTGTAACCCTTGATGGTCTCAACAAGCTGAGCGTAGTTCATTAGCCCATCTTCTTGCTGCTATTCGTGCCCTTAGTAGCTGCACCGGTCCCACGAGTCTTCACGGTCTGGGTATTAGCCACATTGTTCGGATAGCCGCTGTTGCCCAAAGGCTCGTGAGACGGCTTGGGTTGGTTATATTCAGCCATTTTTATCGACCTTTCCCATATCCTTGATTGGCTTCTTACCGCTCTTCTGGTTTGCAACCTTAGCAAGGTTACGTCCGAGCTTCATCATCTGGTCGTTAGTCTTACCGCCCTTAGCCATGTCAATTCTCCGTCGTCTGAATAGTCACGGTACCGACCTGACCATTGCCTACTAATGTATCAGGAAGACCCCACAAACCCAAGGGGTTTTGAAAACCTACTGGGTCCCACCCCCAGTGGATGACGCGGCTACCCTGCGAAGGAGTACCAAACGCGTCTACATCTGCGGTCGGTAGCGTGTTTGGCTGCGTCCGAATACCCGTCAAACCAGCCTGCCAGAAGGTCGTATCAGGACGCGGGTTACGGATAGCCTGTGGGTCATCCACCGGGTACATGCCAAGTTGAAGCTGCGGCTGATCCGGCTCCCAACAGGAGCGGCACACTAGGATATTGACGTTCTTCGTCTTGATGACGAGCGACCTCAGTTCTTTCAGCTTGAAGCGAAAGCCACAGCGGTCGCACTGCGAAATCGCGTACTTACCAGAGGCGAAGCGATTAGGCACTTACATCCTCCCTAACTACCGAAGCCGTCTTCATCGACGCCCGGATGTCCCTAAGTTTTTGTCCTATCTCCATGCGTCGGTTATGAACCTCGTCAGGTAGGGAGTTGTAGGGACCCGCATATTTCCTACCGTCTGCCGATGTAAGGGGGTACTGGAGCGCTAACTCTACTTGCTCCTTCTTCACTACCACATAAGGAGCTATGGTTTCAAGGAACGCTATCGCATCTTTACTACGTACCCGCCATATGTAACATACAGAGTTGTTCATGTTGTGTCGGCGGCTCGCGGTTATCGCTGCTATATTACCGCCAAATTGCTCCTTAATCAGATTAAGGCATGGAATAGACGTCTGAGTAATCGACGCAGTTAGTGAGTTACGTACCCCACGCCGGGTGTTTTGGCTCTTAGCTACCTCAACGAAAACAGAGCCTTCACCGTCAAAAAACCCCGCAACCCACACGATAAAAAGCAGGGGAGTGAGCATAACATCTACTCAGTAGAACATTATACGCGGCGCGAGACGCAGCGGTGCTTTTTCGCGGTCTTCGTCTCCGGCCTGCTCCCAAGCTTCGTCGTACATACTCTTGAGCATAACGGAGCGTTCGAGTGCTCCGGGGATTTTAAGCGAAAGATGGTACGCGAGCCCTGCAACCATAGCAGGCAACATGCGGAACGGGATGTCTTGTGTGCTAACACCTTCGCCCGCGTCTTGGATACGACGCAGCCGGAAGTACACGAACGTGTAGAAGTTGTTCTGATCCGGGGCAGGCCACACGTTGATGCTCGGATACTGGATGCCAGAGGGGTTCTGCGCACCAGACTGACGGTTGATCCACACCTGAATAGGCCGACCCTGCGCGTTCTTGTTAGGGATCGTAAGGTAGGTATCGGCGCTGATGCGGTTGATGTTGATGTCCGTCTGCGACTGCCCCGACTGAGTGCGGATGACGTGGTCAAACAGGTCGATGGTATCCGCCGGCAGGTCATAGGCGATCTGCCCCTGCACCATAGCGATCTGCCCCTGCTCGATGGTCCAGAGGTTGATGCCCTTGTTTGCCCACTCAATAGTCAGCAGGTTCAGGCTGCGCCGCGCCGTGCGAAAGTCATAACCCGTACGCAGTTCAGCACCACAACGCTCAAAAGCCTCCTCAATGAGGAGGTTAACATCAAGATTAAACGCTGTGGTACTGGATGTCGTCATTTACTTCCTCCGCGCCGCTTCCACGCGCTTAGGCGCACCGGGAGGCTGCCCCAACCGTTTCTTCTGCGCGATACGCGTCTTCTTTTCCGCCGGAGTCATCTCCGACGACGTCTTGGGGGTCTTATCAGAAACACGCTTACTAGGTCTACAGTAGGGTGTGCCGCGCTTCTCACCGGGCTGACGCCCGCAGGCTTTACCCGTACGGACGTCCTTCCAGTCTTCTTGGAACCAGCGCTTAAGCGACGCGCCTTTCTCGGTTTTACGAACTGCCACCTTTGTTACCCCAGTTCTTGGCACCGACCTTGCGGCACTTAGAGATAGCACCGGAGGCGTAGGCCGAAGGGAAGACTTTGTAGCGCGCCTTGACCTTAGAGTAGCACTCATCCTTGGCGCTACCGCCTTCAGCCATGCGCTTTGCCTTAACCTTGCCGCCCTTGGCGTACATGGTGACCTTGTCGGGGTTGTCCTTTCGACGAATAG